GCGGAGTACCGAGAACGCGGTCCACGCCAGGTTGTTGGCCATGATCGTGGTCCAAAAGTCCATGGTGTCGGACGCGCCTGCTGCGATGAGCGCGCGCAGGTTGGCGTTCTGGATGTCTTCGATTGCATCGTTGATGTCGAAGTATGCGTACGTCTGTTTGACGCTGTCAGGGGTGATGTTGGCGGCGTTCATGGCTTGTGCGATAGCAGTCATTTCAGTTTCCTTTGAGGGTTGTGGTACGCGGACGCGCACCCAGACGAGCATTCGATGAAAGATGAATGCTCGTGAGGCTGGGCTCAGCGTGAGGGCATCTCACTTGTGCGCTGCTTGAGATAAGCAACGATGCTCATGCCGAGTTCTTCTTCGAGCTCGATGAGGATGTCGAGGGGGTCGAGCGTGGCCGTGTTGGGCGCGGTGTCGAGGAAGTCGCGGTCGTCGGTGGTGAGGTAGGACATGGGAATTTCCATGGTGGTCTCCAAGTGAAAAAGCCCGCGGTGTTTGCACACGGCGGGCTGGTGGGTGAAGGGGGGTAGTTGCTGTTTACGCAGCGGCGGCTGGTTGCGGAGCGAGCTTGCCCATCTCCGCGATGTTGAACCAGCCGGGAACGTAGCGGCCGTTCTCGTTGTGGCCGACGACTTTGCGCGCGCCGGCAAGTACCAGGGAACACGTCAGCGCGCCGATGGTTGCGACCATCACGCCCGAATAGGTCCCCCAGTGGATAATGAGAAGCATTATCATTACCATCACGTCAATGAAGAGTGGATGACTGATCACCCACATCTTCCATTTCCACGGCAGTTTGGCCAATGTGACCAGGAGGCCGAGCCCCACGACAGCACCCATCTCGAACATGGTGTGCTCCTTAGTTGATAGCGTTCTTGGTGGCACTCAGCTTCATGGTGCTCATCTTTTCAGAGCACCAGTCCTTGGCCACCGCGTACCACGCATCCACGCTGTGGTCCATCACGCGCTCGTGAACCCAGAAGCCCGCGGCGATCGCAGCGGCGCTCAGCGCAAGCAGCATGACGTAGTAAGCGAACAGCGCGAACCATGCGCTGCCGGTTGCACCGAATAACCACATGCCTGCGTGCGGCGCTGTGGCGCCTGCCGCCACCAGGCCCGCGGACAGGGTGCACGTGGTTGCTGCGAACGCTGCCACCACGCGCTTGGTGCTAGGCCGCAACGCTGCGGCGTACTCCTGCCGCGTGTTGCGCAGCAGGCCTTCGTTGATCATGAAACTCATCGACATGGCACTCTCCTTGAAAAAGTAAAGAACGAACAACAAACACGAACTACAAAATCCATAGCACGACGCAGCCCCGAACGAAGTGAGGGGCTGCACGGCACCGGATGAATCACGCGGTGGCGTCCGCCACTGCTTTCTTGCCGCGGCCGAAGAGCCAGCCAGCGGCACCGACGACGGCGCGGCCGATCGTCAGCTCGCGGTCCTCGCCGATCACCGCATGCACGTAAGGGCTGATCACCGCCGTGCTCAGCACGCTGGTGGCAAAGGCCACCAAAAGCGCGGCCCAGCCGGTCAGAAACCAGCTCGTGATGGCCGCGCACAACGTGGTCATCACGAGGCCGAACGCCGCCTCGACGGCGGCGTATCCCACGGCGCCGTGGGCTGTGTCGACGAAGTTGGCCGCAGCGGCTGCCCCGTCTTGGGCGCTATCGTTGTCGTTGTCGCTGTCGCTATCCGACATCGGTGCGCACATCTGCGCGTGCTCGATGTCCATGCGCAGCTTCTGCTGCGCGGCCCGGTCTGCCGCGGCTGCGGCGCGTTGTTCGGGAGTCATGGTGCTCTCCTTACTCAGCTGCTGCGGGGACGGGCGTGGCGACGCGATGGCCGATGTGGCCGTGTGTGTTGACCACGTACTTCTCGATCACGGCGCCGTCGCGGCGCGTGTAAGTGCCGACGACGTGGCCGACGGCGCGGCGCGGGACGAGGGGCTTGGGCAGTTGCTCGCGCAGCGCCCGGTAGGCGTCGACGGCGTTGGTCAGGCGCGTGTCACGTGCCGCGATCTCACCGTCCTTGATGCTCAGCTGCAGGCGCAGCTGTTCGATCGTGCGCAGCGCTTCGTTCAGGTCACGGGCCAGCTCGGCCTTGGTCAGCTTTGACACGGTGCGGTTCTCGGTGTTCATCCTGGGCTCCTTTCGTGTGTTGAGGAACGAACACGCAAGGCAGCACGATGCAGACACGAGCGAAGCGAGGGGCTGCTCCCCCACCCCACCTCGCCAATGGGGCCCCCTTTCGGCCGGGAGACCTGAATCCGAAGTGGGGGTGCTTCTTGGCGCGGGGTGGGGGAGAGCCTCACGCCGCCGCACTCAGCCAAACACTACCGAACCTCCAAGCCCCTTAGCTTTTTCCTATGAAGAAGCTAGAATCCGAACCGCCCACCCCCTTTCATCTGAGGCACATCGAAAAAATTTTCGCCGTGGCCACACGTCCGACTGCCCCCGCCGCCAAGAAGCGCCATGCCCCGCCGGTAAAACCCCCCGGCAGCCGCACCGTGCGCTATGGAAAAGAGGACGCCACCCGAAAGGCCGCTGCCCGCAAGTACGTGAGCACCATCACGAACGCGGGCGCGGCGGCAACGTCCCCCACCAAGCCGCTGACCGAGAAGCAGAAGCTCTTCGCGCGCTATTGGGCAGAGGGCGACACGCTCCCGGCCGCCGCGCGCCGCGCTGGTTACCCCGAGGGCTCCACGCGTCTGGCCTACAGCATGATCCACATGCCGGCGATCCGGGCCCTCTACGACGCCGAGAAGAAGAAATACGAGGAAGCCGGCGCCATGACACGCAAAAAGGTCATGGACATGCTGGTGGAGGCGTATGACGTGGCCAAGATGGTCTCGGAGCCCAGCTCCATGGTCGCCGCGGCGCGTGAGATCGGCAAGATGTGCGGCTACTACGCCCCGGTTGAGCAGAAAGTGTCGGTGTCGGTGTCCGGCAGGGTGGTGATGGATCGCCTCGACCGCATGAGCGACGAGGAACTGCTGAAAATCATCACCGCCGGCAGCGAGAACACAGTACAGCTGCTGGAGTCTTCGTCTGTGATCGCCGGCTCATCGGAGATCGAAGCCTTCTCGGAGGCGGACGCCGATGATTGACCCTTTGCAAGGCCTCTGGGCGTGACCAGCGCCGCTGTTGCCAAGGCCCAGGCCGAAATGGCCAGCCGCCTGCTGGCCAGGCGGCGTCTTCTGCCCTTCGTGCAGCGCTTCAACCCCCGCTACAAGGCCGGGTGGGTGCATGCCGACGTGTGCCGCCGCCTGGAGCAGTTCAGCCGCGACGTGGCAGAGGAAAAATCCCCCCGCCTGATGATCCTGATGCCCCCTCGCTCGGGCAAGAGCGAGCTGGCCAGCCGGTGTTTCCCGGCCTGGCACCTGGGGCACTACCCCGATCACGAGTTCATCGCGGCGTCGTACAACGTGTCGCTGGCTATGTCGTTCAGCCGCAAGGTGAAGGAGGTGCTCACGGACAACTCCTACCAGGGCGTGTTCGAGACACGCCTGCACCCTGACATGCAGAGCGCCGAGGAGTGGGCCATCGCCGGCCACCGCGGCGGCTACGTGGCGGCGGGCGTGGGCGGCGGCATCACCGGCAAGGGTGCGCACGTGCTGGTGATTGACGACCCGGTGAAGAACGCCGAGGAGGCCGACAGCGCGGACACGCGCGAGAAGCTCTGGGACTGGTACGCGTCGACGGCCTACACCCGCCTGGCGCCTGGCGGCGGCGTGCTGGTGATCCAGACGTGCTGGAACGACGACGACCTCGCGGGCCGGCTGCAGCGCGCCATGCAGGACGACCCGGAGGCCGACCAGTTCGTGGTGGTGAAGTACCCGGCCGTCGCCGAGTTCGACGAATACCTAGACGAGGACACCGACCTGATCGTGGATGAGTGCCCCTCGCGCGGCCGCTTGCTGCGCCACAAGGGCGATGCGCTGCACCCTGAGCGCTACGACCTGCAGAAGCTCAACCGCATCCGCAAGACGATCCCGACGCGGTTCTGGTCGGCGCTGTATCAGCAGAACCCGGTGCCCGACGACGGCATCTACTTCGTCAAGGAGAACTTCCGTCGCTCGCAGCCGCCGCACCCGACCGGCACCAACATCTACTGCGCGTTCGACTTCGCCATCAGCGAGAAGAGGCAGAACGACTACACGGTCGGGGTGATCGGGTTGCACACGCCCGAGGACCTGCTCTACGTCGTCGACCACATGCGCTTTCGCTCGGGCGACGCCTACTTCATAGTCAACGCGATGCTGACCTTGATCGCGCGCTGGGCGGTGCACAGCCCCGTCGTGCTGGGCGTGGAGGACGGCCAAATCTGGCGCTCGCTCGCCGCCGTGTTCGCCAAGGAGGCGCGCCGCCGCCGCATGTACGTGTCGGTCGTGCTGCTGAAGCCGCTGACCGACAAGTTGACGCGCGCCCGTCCGCTGCAGGCGCGGATGCAGCAGGGCACGGTGGTCTTCGATGAAGCCGCTGAGTGGTACGGCGCCTGTCAACAGGAGATGCTCCGCTTCCCAGCGGCCGCGCACGACGACCAGGTGGACGCGCTGGCCTGGCTGGCGCAGATGACCGTCGACGCGCCGCCGCCGCGCGCGCCGTCCCAGACCACCCCCCGCGCCTCGTGGCGCGACCGCCTGCTTGGTCATGGCGCCGAGGGCACGCACATGAGTGCGTGACCCCCGGCACCCCGACACCCCTACACCCGCCCGCCCGCGCCCCCGTACCACTTCGACCCTGGAGCCCCCTCATGCCACAGAACCCTGAGATCGCCATGAAGCAATGGCGTCGGTACGCCTACGCGCGCGACACTGGGCACAACGACTTCGTCAAGAAGGCCAGCACCTGCGTGGCCTTCCTGTGCAACGAGCAGTGGCAGCAGGAGGACCTGGTGCGCCTGCGGCGCGAGCGCCGGCCGGCGCTCACCGTCAACAAGATTCTGAGCACTGTGTCGACGGTGCAGGGCGAGCAGATTTACAACCGCGCGGAGACGACGTTCCGACCGCGCGGGGGTGCCGCCGGCGCCACGGCGGATGCGCTGGCCATGGTGTTCAAGCAGATCAGTGACAACAACCAGCTGGCGTGGCTGCGCAGTGACATGTTCCTGGACGGTATCGTCACCGGGCGCGGCTACCTGGACGTGCGCATCGACTACGAAGACAGCCTGCAGGGCGAGGTGCGCATCACGCACCTGAACCCCAAGAACGTGCTGGTCGACCCCGACGCC